ATAGCACATAGTTATCGACATACTCTTCAAACTCCTCATTGTAGTAGGGGGTGGCCTTGATGATATCGCACTCTCGGGAGTACTCCTCAAAACCTATTTGGCCGTAGTGGTGGCGAAGCTTCACCTCAGCCAATGAGTGCGCCATGGTGCCCTCTTGGCTATAGTCAAAACTTCCGGCGGGTTTCTTTAGTTCAGGTAGCGTCGCCTCAAGGCGAGCCGATGGGGTACAAGTCAGCCAACGCTTGGACGCGGAGGCGGATAGAACGGCGTGTGCGGTCATTTCTGTTTTCCTGTTTTCACGGTTTACTTGTATTACTACTAATGCAAAACGGGACAGCTTTTTGGGCTGTCCCGTTTAATAGTTGACTAATTTATTAAGGTATTCTTTAATTCCGCAAGGCTATTCTTTAGCTCCCTTTAATTTGGCGATCAGATCGTTAACGGCGCCGGTGAAGTCCACCACCACATCTGCCTTGACGTCAATCTTCTGCTCTCGAGTTTCCTTGTAGTCTTGGGGGAACTGGCCGCGTAGCGCGATCTCAGCGATCCTGGAGTTGAATGCCTTGTTGCCCACATTGGCCAGCATCTCCCGCTCCCAAAACGCCTGAGAGTGCACCAAAGCCACACCAAGCGCGTCCGCAAACTCCGGGTACTTCTTCTTCCAACTCTCAGCCACATCCTTGCTGATGCCGAGCTCAGACCACATCATCTTCTGCGATGCACCCTGTTTGCCCATCTCAATGAGCGTGTCGCACATCTCAGGCTTGAAGGTAAACTTTTGCTTTGCCATTACTTTTTAGCGGTCTTCGCCGACTCCTTGAATGCTTTGGCGGTGGGTGCGCCCTTTTGCCCCGGTTGGCGCATCTTCTCGCCCGACCCTTTTTCAATCCGCTCACGTTTTGCCGCGATGTTGGCATAGAGACCAGGTTTTGCGGCGCCGCCCTCTTTCTTCTTGTCCAAACCCATAAGTTCAGACAAAGTCTTTCCTGTGCCGCGCACGCCCTCTTTCCGGGGTGGGCTCATCGGGTTAAACGGGCGCACAGGGGCGGGCATGACCTGACCTGGAGGCCTTGGCGGCTGACCGCCTGCGTTCATCTTGGGTAGTTTTTTGAAGCCTTCCATGGCCTTCCTTTCAATTGCAGAATAGGGATGGGTAAGGGGCGTCTCCCGACGTGCCCTACTTCAACTTATGCAAAACCCAACCTTTTATAGCCCCAAATACTTTCCTTGATTTTTTGGTAGTGTCTGGCTTTGGCATCATATTTTTGACGATACCAAAGGCGCTTGTTGCTATATCCTTCGTTATTTGTGAGGCTTGTGCGACACGCTTAGCCTCTTCAATTGGGTTCTTCATTGGCTTCATCTGCTTCGCTAGCATACGCCTCATCTCACGGTTCAGGTTCACAGTTTCTCCTCCTTTATCAATCTTTCAAATAACTCAAACGCTAGCATCCCGCGCATGTGGATCAGTTGCTTTATGCCAAGCAGCGCGTTCGCCACTTCCTCTACGTCAACCTTCCCTTGGCGGTCGTAGTAGTACTTAAATAGCGTATCCACATCTTGGTCAGAGCTCCATAGGTTCATAATCGCTTCCTCGAGATCAAACCTTGTCTTGTTTAGACTTGGGTTTAGCTTCATCTTTCTTACCCCCCTCTTCTTTTACAGCGTTAAACAAAACATCAAACGTTTCGCGTAGCCTGGCGTTTAATGCCTCCAACTGGTCGGTAATGTTGTGCAGGGAGTACTCCACATCGTTCCGGTTTGCGTTTGGTGCGCCATATGTCAAGACGCGTACGGTGCTGGTCAGAACATCCAGGTTGATGCTCACCGTCTCAATGTCTGTCAGCTCCTTGTAGTGCTTCATACCCCCATCTCCTCTTTAATAAGGTCAATCGCCCGCTTGAGGTGGTACCGCCAATACTTGTCCGTGACCTCAATGTCCGCTGCGTTGTTGCCTGTTAAGAACGCCTCAAGCACCTCCCGTTGCTTTTCCGGCATCTTAGTTTCCATGATCCGCTTTACATCTATCAGATCATCGTGCGTCCAAGGCAACCACCCATCGGATGCCTGCCCCGGTATCCCCTCCACATCCTCTTGCTCCATCAGATCCGGCTCCTCATCAGACAATCGAGGTGCCGCGCAATTCATTTTATATTTTGTAATAATCATGGTAACTAAAAAGTGCTGCAGAATAAATGTTTCCCATTCCTGCGGCGAGGGAAAGCATGAGACCATCCGGCGCAGGTTGAGGGTGTGATATAAATCTCTCGTCCACCTCTGTTCTGTTTTTGATCTCCGGTACGCTCCCCTTTCTGATGTCGTTAAGTAGCAAGCAGGTTTCCAATAGCCCGCTGGCGCCCACGGTGTGTCCAATCCTTTGCTTGTAGGACGTGGCGATGAAGTTGTCGAAGTAGTGCTCAATTGCTGCCCTTTCGGATAAGTTGTTAATTGGTGTGCCAGTGCCGTGTGTTTTTATTAGTCGCACATCGGTTAGCGGGTGCCCGTAGGTCGCCCCTTCAATTGCCTTCTTGTACCCCTGCCCATCAGGTCGCTGACCCAATGGGTTACTGTTGTCCTCCGACGCACTGTACGCGTTAAGTAACTCCGCCGCAACCGGCGAGTCACACGCAAGCACCGAACGCTCAGACTCAAACACCGCCAACACGCCGCCCTGCCCCAAGTAGAACCCGCCGTTCTTGGAGTCGAACGCCGACGGTACCGCACCACGCGCCTCATCGTCCAAGCAGATGTTGGCCTTGGCGGATCCGAAGAAGTTCATCACCGTGTTGGTGATGGAGTCCTCAAGACCAAGCACATACACGCGGTCAAACCCGTAGTCCCGGATAAGGTGACGCACATCCATCAGCACCTTCAAACTAGACGCGCAGGTGCTTGCGTCGGTGGCCACATAGTCGTTGGCGTGGAGTTGTGACGCAATGCGGGCGCCGAATATGTTGGTGACATTCAACACCTCCACCTTGTAGGCGTAGGCTAGCGAATTGGTCAGGCATTGGTCGTAGAGCGGCACCCCGCCCGTTCCCCACACCTGAGATCCGCCCGCCAATATGAAACCTATTTTGCCGGGGGCTTTGTTGTTGCACACATGCTTGACCATGTCTTGGGTAATCAGCCGGTCAGCGATGCGCTTAGGAGCCTGAAATAGCCCCGTCTTGGCTTTTTCGTAGGTCTCCGGGAACCAATGCACCCGCTGCGGAAACACGGCGTCTGAGATCACCTTGGTGGTCTCAGTGCTCATGGTTTCGTACTTGGTCAGGTAGATTCTCATTTCAGTTTCTTTAGAGCGTCCGCCATGTCGGTAGGTTCCGTGGTCTTGTGGGCGTCCACGAAGTCAAAGATCCGGCGCAGGGTCATGCTCCTGCGTTGGGTGCCGTCCTCCAAGGTTACCGCGGTGGGGGTCAACTCCTTCAACTTCTCCTCTGGGATGCCGTACATGTCAGCCAAGTAGATGCTGAACATCAGCGTGTCGAGGCTATCCAAGTTTAACTCAACGGTCTCCTGATCCAATGATGTGGCTTCAACAATGTTTATGCCTGCCGGCTTGGCGAGCTTTATCAACTCATTTGTTAGTAGCACCCTGTCCATCATACCTCCATCTTTAGTTCGTTCATAAGGGCGTCTTGCCCGCTTATTTTGCCGTCCAATACCTTCACCACCTGCTCATCAATCGTGCCACCTAGCAAGATGTGGTGGATGATCACGGGCTTCTCCTGACCCTGCCGGTACACCCGCGCGTTGGCTTGGATGTAGTTCTCTGAGCTCCACGGCAGATCGTACCATACAACCTGCGCGATCTGTCCTTCGTTGCACTGTAGGTTCAGACCGATTCCGCCAGACTGAGGGTGCGCTAGCATGATCCTGATCTTGCCCGCGCGCCACATGTCCAAGTTGTTGTCCGACAACTCCTCAGCCTCCGGAAACCGTTCCTTAAGTTTCTTCAGCGCCGTCTTGTAGTGGTAGAAGACCAAAGTCGGGTGAGGGTTCTCCTCAACCAATGACTCCAAGTACTCAACCTTGACATCATGCGAGATAGCTTCCCCATCGTCGGTATAGATCGTGCCACTCGTGAACTGAAGCAGTTTATTCGCAAGCGCCGCAGCCGTGACTGCCGTGACTTCCTTTCCATCAATATCACTTACCATCTCCTTACGAAGTTGTTTGTACTTACCCATAACCTCCGGCGAAACCGTACAGTTATGGTACAAGTTTGTGAGTGGGGGCAGGGTCAAGTAGTCCTCCGCCCGCAAACTAAAGCAGATGTCAGCCACTCGATCAAGTATCTGACGATCCATCCCCGGTCGCACCGCCCACTTATACACCACATTGGTGTGTCGGTTTCTCTCCGCAGCGTACATGTAGGTGTCGCGGAACGCGGTCAGCGTTTTACCTAGACGCTCCCCGCGATCCAATATGCCAACCTGCGCCCACAGGTCAGCCATGCCCTGCGGCGTTGGTGTGCCGGTCAAGATCAGGCGTCGCTTGAAGTCGTTCAGAATCTTCTTGAGTGCCTTGAATCGCTTGGTGCTTGGATCCTTAAACCGCGAGCTCTCATCGATGATCAGATTCTCAAACATTCCAGGTAGCCAATTCTCAACCAACCAGGGCACATTGTCCACATTGATAATGTACAGATCGGCGTCGAACCGGTGCAGTCCGCTCAGTCTTTCCTTGGGCGTGCCCATGAGTTTGACTATCCGGATCTCCTCTAAGTGATCCCACTTCTTGCACTCCTGAGCCCACACCGACTCCGCGACTCGCTTAGGTGCAACCACCAAAGTCCGACCCCAAGTCGAGGCTCTCCTGATAATGGTGAGCGCCGTCACAGTCTTTCCCAAACCCGGCTCCATGAACAACCCCATGTGCGGCGTTCGCTTTGACTGCGCGACCATTTGTTTTTGGTACTTGTGCATCTGTGATTCGTAAAGCATTTAGCACTTCCTTTTCTTTGTCGTGCAACCAATCCGCTAATTTGTACAAATCGTGGCATTGATAGCTTGACTTTGCGGTGTTTGCTTTCTTAGATATAAAAACAACATTTTCTTTTATGTAACCAAGGTTATTAAAAACTCTGTCTAAAGTGGGGCTATCTTGAGAGTATCCCCTTCGGTTGTACCCCCAAACAAAGGCCGTCTTAAAAACGGGACATTCGTCCGGCGCGATGCTGAGTAAGTATTCTTCAGTTATATCAAAATCTAAATTTTTTTCTTTTGCTCTCTTTTCAGCAGATTTGTACAAAGAGTAAATATGACCCTCTTTTGTTTTGCCATGTGCATAAACAATAGACTTGTTTTTTACATAAGTATCAACATCAACCCAATACTCATAAAAATACTTTGAAACTAATTTGTTGTGAATTTTATACCCGTTAAATACCTTACCATCGTGTCGCATGTCTCCGTGCCTGAATGGCTTGTTAGTTTCCGGATTTAGTCGTTTCATTTATAAATTCCTCAACGTCTTCCTTAGACCTTAATACGGTTACCGGATGCCCTAAGTCGGCTAATTGAGCGAACACTAATTGCTGCCTTTTTGACAGCGCCCCTGTCTTTGTTTTTAGTTCCACCAGGTGGATCTGTTTTTTGAGAAATACAATCCGATCCGGGACTCCCGTTATCGTGCTGATCCACTTTAGGCTTAGACCGCCCAGCTCCTTCACCTTTTTGCTTAGATGCTGCTCGATGCTCTTTTCTAGCATTCTTTTGGATCTCCATGTTGATGCCCGTCGTGATCTGCTTGACGATGTGCTCCGTCAGGTACGCGCGTGACTCTTCGCCGATCTCTTCCGGAGACTCGCCGATGTGCTCAAATATCCGGCACACGCAATGCGTCGCCTCATGCGCGATCACGCCAGCCAAGAACGCGGGATCCTCATCCACGCACTCCTTCAAGTCGAACGCCATGATGATCACCGCCTGCTTGCCATCGGTCAGGTAGTGCGTCTCCGCGATGCCCTCATCGAGCGCGGTTGCCTTCTCGGTTATCCCGTGGTCTCTGAGAACTCGTTGGAATGTTTCGTTAGAAAAACACAACTTTATCTGCGACGGGAAGTGCCCGCAGTCCACATGATAGTAACCCCAATTTTTAGGCATCGGCAATTGCTCCTGATATGCGTTGGTTGTAGCGGGGGTTAATTATCTGAACCCCATCTTCTTTTGTGAACCGACAGTAACACACCCCATGCTGATCCATAACATCCAACACTTTTGCAAACGCAAGGTCTGCGTCGGATTCTCCTTGACTTTGGAGAAGTTGCGAAAAACTAACTTTTATTCTTTTCGACATGTTTCCTTCGCTCCTGTACATTGTTAAGGATTCGTTTTTTCTCATCGTCGTTGGCGTATCCCCACGCTGCGACCTCATCCAAGGTGCGGTGGCACCCACGGCATAACTTGGCGGAGTAGTCCAACTCACACACATCAACGCATGGAGAACTGACGCCGCCAAATATACGATCCCAACCGGCCTCAAACGCTTCCTTGTTAACCGGGCGGTGCCGGGAGCCCTTACCTGCCTCTGCCATTCTTGTCCTCCCGCATCCCAATTAGAATACCCACCACGATAACCAATAGCATCCACAGCAAGAACTCTCCGGCGCCGCCATTGGTCGCGATGTACTGTTTTTCAACCAAGTTCATTTAGTTTTCTCCATGAGCTCTACGTAACGGTTCAGGTACCACTGAGCCTTCTTGAGATCCTCAATCGGGCAGTGAGATTTGACCCCTGCGCGGCTGATGTACTTCACCACATTGCCCAAGTGGTAGGGCAACTCCTTGGCCTCAATGAAGTCGATCGTCTCAATCCCGCCGGACTTGTAGTGCGGCGGGTGGTTCACCATGTCGTGTTCATGTTTTGCCGTTTCATCGACACATTCTGCTGATATGTTTACGGCATCGACATTTAGTGCTTGACGTAATTCGTAAACTGCTGCGGCTTGTTCTTTCACGCCGCCGTGCATAATCGCTTCTATGGCCTGCTCTGCTGCTTTGCGTAGATCTTTCATAGCCGTCCTCCCATGACGTCGTCCTTGATGTTGTC